CAAATATGTGCCGCTGGAAACCGGCGCGCTGAAGAACAGCGTGAATCAGGCATCCAACTTTAAGGAAGGTCTGCTGGTGTACAATACGCCCTATGCCCGCAGGCAGTATTATCTGCATGAACGGGGCACCGACCTGCACGGCGCGAAGGGCGAAACGGAACGTCACCGCGGTTCCTACTGGGGACAAAACGCCATTGCCGACCACAAGGACGAGCTTGAAAAGTTCGCCCATGATGCCGCAAAGCAGTTTCTGGGAGGGAACAAATGAGCGAAACCGTAAAGCCCACCATTGCCGCCCTGCGGGCATGGCTCAAGACCTGCCCGCTGATCGCCGACGAGCAGGAAGCCACCGGTGCAGCATTCCGCATTGCCGGGCTGGAAGAAGAATCCACTGCCTTTTCCATCGAGGATAGCCCCGGTGATCCCATCATCACCGAGTACATCTCCGGCTGGGAAATGGCGAAGAATTACCTCTTTCTCAGCCGCCGGGAGTACAGCGAGGTGGATGCCGTCAGCATCCAGAACAGCGGCTTTTTCGAGCAGCTCACCGAGTGGGTCATGCAGCAGGATGCCCGCCATAACCTGCCCGACCTCTCGGCCTGTGGCGGGAATAAAACCCCCACCGGCATTGCCGTGACGAACAGCGGCTACATCGTCACAAACAGCGCGGGCAGCTGTAAGATGCAGCTGCAAATGCGTCTGACCTACTACATGCCCAAATGAAAGGAGTTTTGATATGACTGTATCTGAAGCCATTACCAAGTCCGGCATCACGCCCAGCGCGTCGTATACCGGCATTGAGACGGCGAACGATTTTGTGCTGGCGTTCCAGATCGAGAGCACCCAGACCAAGGAAAGCCAGTGGATCGTCTGCGCCGACCATGTGAAGGAGCATTCCGGCTCCCTGAACGCCACCACCGAGGATGCTCAGTACATCCGTACCGGCAACGTCACCGAAAAGACCGGCACCCAGCGCACCCTTACCGTCAACGGCGACCGCTGCGTGGGCGATGCTTTTCAGGATTTTGTGCTGAGCCACAAGATCGTATACGGTACCGGCAGCGATATCATCGTGCCGTACATCTATTTCAGCCTGCGCACCGGCAAGGGCGAAAAGGGCCGCGCTGCCATCATCGTCACCAGCGACGTAGGCGGTGCAGCCGGTTCCAAGGCCACCTTTGCCTGCGACGTGAAGGCCATCGGCACGCCGGACGAGTTTGACTACAACCCCGCCACCCAGTCCGCTGAGCCTGCCAAGGCCGTCAAGGGCTGATTTTTTTTTCAAACACAGTCCCCGCTCCACACCGGAACGGGGATTTTTTATGCCGTGAACAAAGCTTATTCCTCCGGGGCAGAACCGGGGCACGGCTCAACTGAAAGGAGCCAGAACATGGTTATTTGTGGACAGGAATTTGAATTTTCCCTGATGAACGCCAACGACCTTGACCGCTTTGAGGACGCCAACGAGCGGATGCAGCGCAGGAGCGCCGAGGAAGCAGAGCAGTTCCAGCGCGGCGGCGTCCGTCTGGGCGACCATGCACGTGCACAGGCACGCATTGCCATGGACTGCATCGACGAGATCCTCGGTGCAGGCTCGTCCGACCGTCTGGGGCTTAACGAAAACTACATGGCACCCATCTATGACGTGATCGAGGAACTGGGCAATGCCTTTTCCGCTGAGAAGCAGCGCTATGCCGCAAAGCCTTCCCAGCCCATGAACCGGGAGCAGCGGCGCGCAGCGGCAAAGCAGCAGCGCAAGCAGAAACCCGTGTCCCGCAGCGAGGGTTTCCACCCGCAGGTGGCAAGCCGCCCGGCGCAGCAGCCTATCACCCAGACCAACACTTTCTGGC